AATGATAAACCTACAAGTGAATATTTTGAAGAGTTATTTAGAGTTAGTAAAAATCAAATAATTTGGGGAGCTAATAATTTTAATTTACCTACAAGTCTATTTCCGTCCCACCAAGTTTCTGTAATAATGTGTGAGGCTCTATCTAAATCTATTAATGAAGATTCAGGATGATTTAATTCTGATATTGCACAACCTTTTTTTATAATGTCTTGGTATCTATCATTTTCTCGTTTTAGTATTTTTTCTGGGTAGATTCTTCCATTTCTATTAGGAGTGTTATATTTTTGTAATATAGCATTCATATAAATTTCACCATCAAAACTATCATTTTTCATTTCTAGAATAATTTCTTTATTATCCTCCGGTGAAATATATCCATCTTGTTCTACCAATATTCCATGGCCAATTTCTCTAGCTTCTAAAACTCTCATAGGTTATCTTTTCTAATAAATATATTTTTTTATAAAAAAAGATGATGTGGAGTTTTGACTTCTATCTTTTAGTAGCGTGGAATTCAAAATCTTTAGATGTTTTTAGTGATTTATTTATAATTTCACTAGTTAGTAGGTCTACGGAATTTTTTATATCAGAAGATTTTAAGTCTTTGGTGGTTTTTAAATTATTTAAAAAAAGAGTTACTTCACATTTCATAAAACTTCTTTTTCCCACTTTTATACCACTACTTCTTAAATCTAAATCTACTATTACTTTTTCTTTAAAAGGAGTTTGGTCTATTCTATTATGTACCGTACTTTTTATTTTATGTTTCATTCTATTAATTCTTTCTGTCCACCTCTCCAACTCATGTAAAGGTTCTACCCAACTAGAAAGATTTAGGTATATAGATTTGAATGATTTAACATCCACAGTACCATACGATGTTCTAAAATAATCCGAAGTTTTTGTGTTGATTTCTCTACCTTGTTTTAACATATTACAATTTTTTTTACATTAAAATTATAATAATTTGTTAGAGTTAGTTCAAGTCCTCTAGTAAGCCCCTAACCCTAATATAGGATTTTTTAGTTGCTGAAAAAGTTTTAATTTTATCTTTTGTCTGAACTAGTTTTGCTGAAAGTGTTTCATCATTAGATTCAGTTATCATATTATTAATACGTGATAAAGCTATATCTTTTATGTTTTCAAATTCTTTTGTTAGAGTTTCTTCGTTCATCAATAAAGTATTTTTTAAAATATTTTGTTGTGATTCAGTTAAAGAATTTTCATATTCTTTTTTATAATTTTTGTTAATTACTAATGATAGAATTTTGGGGTCGATAGGTTTAGACTCCAATAGAGATTTTTTATTTATCATATTTTCAACTAAACTTTTTTTACTTTCTACTATCGTATCAATATTTTTTAAATTATTAGAAAATATAATTTTATCTAAATTATTATATACATTACTTTTTTTTGTTTCTACTAAATCTTTTCTTTTTTCTATTATTTTATCTAATAATGGTTTTACTTTATTTAGCTTATCTTTTTTACTTTTAAGGTAGTTTATAGCTTCATTTAAATAATCTTCCCCTTGTTTAGTATCGTTATAATTTTTATTTTCTATTTCATTGTATAAAATAAAAAATTCTTTTAATGGTTTAGAGTATTTTAGTGCACCCATAATCACAGATAAATTCTTTTTAAATTGTTTTTTATTTTTAAAAGAATTTTCTAAAATACTATCTAAACTTTGTTTGTAATGTGAGAAACCTTTCATAATATATTTTATTAATAAATATATGGATTAATCTAATAAAGTATCCACCTCGTCATTGATTGACTTTATGTGGTCTTTATTTCTATTAAATAAATCTTCTAGTCCGTCTTTTGAGAGTCCTTTACCTTCTAGAATAAGTGGTAAATCTTTTTCTATATTAAACCCTTCAGCAGCTGGTACTGGTTCCGTAACATCTTCTCCAGCTCCTGGAGCTTCTGTTTCTGGACCACCCATATCAAAATCTGGTTCTTCTGTTGTATCTTCAGTATCTTCTTTTGCTGGTGGTTCACCATATAATTTATCTAAGGTATTAAATAGCCCAGTCTTTTTTATTGTTTCTGGTGTTAATTCTAATTCTTTAGAAACAGCTTTCTCAAATCTTTGTTGTTGTAAATCTAATTTTATTTCTTCATCACTCCACCCAAGTATAAATTTCTTTGCCCATGTACTAGAGACTGGTGCTATACCATTTCCAGGGTCACTTACAGCATCTTTATATAATGTAACTTTGGTTTGAAATTGTTCTAATTTAAGTAATTCTGCTTGACTGGATGGATTGGTTAGTCCTAGTGAAAAGTTTTCTAGTTCGTCTTCGAACCCTAAAACATATAAATGAATAATAGCTATTTTATTTAGTTCTTGAATAATGGCCTTTTGTATTCTATTAATAGTTCTAGCAAATCTAATATCTAATAAAGCTAAATTTTTACCTTCACCCACCACCTCTTCAAAACCTAAAAAAGCTTTAGGTATTCTTAAAGAAGCTAATAACTTTTTTTGTATATATTCTATATCAGCAATTTCACTTAAATTTGTAGCTCCAGGAAGAGTGTCAATAGGACTGGCCGCAGCTGGGTCTCTTACTGGTATAAAATAGTCCTGGTCCACAGCCATTTGATTCATTCTTAAATCTACATTTCCGTTATTTGGGTCAACAACTGGGTCTCTTTTGAATTTATTTGCTACTTTTTGTATATAAGCTTCTACATCTTTGTCGTCCATATTACCAACAAATACTTTAAATACTCTTCTTTCTGGTGCTCTAGAAGTTCTATAAACTAACATAGCGTCTTCTGCTAATAATAATTGTTTCCAGATTCTTCTTGCTTTTTCTAACATCGATGTCCCGTAAGGTAATCTTCTGTCGTCACCTAATAACCTAAAATGAGCTAACTCCCATGAGTTAAATACAATGTCTTTGTCTTTCCATCTAAATTCTACTTTGTTAGACTTATCATTAGTTGGTGCGTTTTGTTGATTAACGTACACATCACCCTCTGTTCTTTCTATTTCTATATTTGGTAATTGATTACACCCTATAATACCTTTTTCTGGGTCAATTTTTAAATACACGAAATTATCACCATATTTACAAACATTTCTAATCCACATTGGTAGGTTAGTGTTTATATCAAGAATGTTATTAAAGAGGTCACCTAAAATAGATTTTATTCTACTTGATTCAGAAAAGATAGATAACATATATCCTTTTTCAGATGGAGTTGTAGATTCTTCCGAATAAATGTCTAATGCGGCAGAAATTTCCGGTGTAAATTCCATAGACTCATAATCATAATATGAAGCTAATCTGTTTGGTTCATAATAAATTGATTTTGTGTATAATTCATTATCTATTTTTTGCCACTGATTTGCTAAAAATAAACTTTGTTGTATTTGTAGTTTTTCTTTTTCAAAATCCTCCTTTGAGTCGGTTTTTAGTATTTCTCCCGACCCAACTTTAAACTGTTGGTACGTAGGTTCTGTTTTTGTTGGTCCTCCAGGACCAAATAACTTGGTTAGTCTTTGATATATTGTTAAATCTGCCATTCTGTTAATAATATTAATTTATTTATAAATAGTAAAATATTTACTATCTCCTTTTTCCAAATAACCAACTGTGGTCTTTATATGCCTGTCTAGTGTCATTTTCTAAATTTCCTGGTATACCCCACAATGGTGTATTTTGTTGTGGTGCTCTACCATCACTTGTAGATTTGTTTATATTTGTGTCCGTAGTCCAACTTTCTAACATAGCTTTAGTCATACTATCAGCTTTATGTAATTGGCTAAAAGAATTTTCACCCACATATAGAGCCATTGCTATAGCCATAATTAAATCATCATGTTTTCCTTTCATGTGATTGGGTTTACCATTTATGTAAACAAATGTATATAATTCATTTAACAACCTTTTAGACCTAATTACAAATTTATGTCTAAGAGCCTCCTCGAATGAAGCCACTATTTGAGTTCTTTTATTATTAAAGGCTAGACCAGGTGTTTTGGTTCCTGAGTTAGGGTTATATTTCCACTTATCCGCTGTGTTCATACCTTCAACATACAAATCTTTGTAACCTAATTCTTGTAATTTTCTCGATGTAGCTACACCCATACCCCCTGTTATATCTGTTACCACATAAGCTCTATACATACTACCCCATTTATAAATTATATCGGCAGCTAAATCAGGTGGAATTTTACCAAGATATTCTGCTACTTGTTCTCTCTCATCAAAATCTATTATAACTATAGAAGTAAAATCTTCTGCATCACCCCGACTAACATCACAACCTAAAATATAACGATGACCTTCTATTGGTTTTTTCCAAATCCACATTTGATTGCC